CTCTCATCGACTACGTCCATAAGAAGTAGGTTGGGTGGGAGATTGAAATATTCGATCAATGCACCAAATTGTAGAAATTATAGCCATGCTCCGAACATGATTCTAATATACTTATCTATACGACTGCCCTTTTTCCAACTAGTTGTAACTAGTCGAGACTTTATCGCAATGCGGTTCGCGCATCGAACTCAATCAAAGTCTTTTCGTCCGCCCATGAGGAATTTTCCCCCACACTTGGACACCGCCATTCTTGACGCTTTGATTAAGCTAAATTCTGTGATTGATCCTAAGAGACAATCCTTTCGGGATTGATAACACAACGAGTTGTTTCTGCCATGCTTATTCTTCTACGCGTGTCGCTATAAGTTTATTTGCTTTGTTCTTTAATGGTACGGAGTACTAGGTTAAGTCCGACTATTTGCACCGACTTTGCAGATCGTACTAGTTTATTAAAAAACCGATCCTTTGATGGCAAAGCCTTTGCAACATGACGCTTTCACGCTAAATCCTAAGATATACCGAACGCTACAAATTTCTGCGTCGATTGATCACAATTTATAATTGCTACATAGATAATTTTTATTCCATTGAAATAAAAATGTTTAACTTTCAAAGAGCATCACAAGCCCCAATTTTTGGGGAACAAATCGAAAAAGTTTTATCTCAAATTTTGAGCAATTTCGATTTGCTATGATATAAAAAGAACATGACTCACAATCATCTAAATTTTAGACTTGCGGGCTTGCCAACCGCTTAAAGCTTGTTTGCTATTCTCTTTGCCTTTGCCTAGTCCAACGCTAGGCAAAGGACATCTTCGCAGCGCTTAGCTATTTTCGAGCGCTTCGAGCCGTGCCATTAGATCGGCGTTGGCTTGTTGCAATTCGTCAATCTTTTGTTGCGCACTTCTATTGTTAGCCATGTCATGATTTTTGTGGGTAACTTTTTTCAGTCGCTGATATTTTGCGACTGACTCGCCATTATTTTTTACCTTCATTCCTGTAAGGATTAATCCTTCTCTTTCCTCAATTTCCGCTCTGTAGGCGTTGGCTAAGTTTTTAAGATAGTTAACGCCATTGTAGAATCCATTTATATATCTATTCTTTACTGATAGCGTTAAACGTTTTCCACCGCCGTTCTTTGGTTCTTTGCCAAACTCGTTAGCTAGCTCTTCATTTAGCGCTTTGCCGATTTCAGTCGGCGTGAGGTTTTTCAATTTTGGCTCAATCTTTCGAAAGGCATCCCAATGATAATTCGCGCTTGTATCTTTGTTTTCAATTTCAGTAACTTGCTCATTAGTTAGGCAATTTAGATTCGAGAATTTAATCTCATAGCCAACTTGATTGCCTCCACTTTGAACTAACGTTTCCTTGTTAGTTGTAACTTTACTCAGTAACATTGTAGTAGTAAAGCCATTGGTTTGACTTTGTTTATTTTCTTGGATTGTAAGGCTCATAACTTTTATATTTTGATTTGATTTGGTTATTGTTGATATACATAAGTGTACACTAAGGATATTGCCACAAGCAAAAGCTTTGCCTATCAATGACTTATGTAATATGTGTTACCTTATGCCCATAAGGTTACAAAGGGGGGCTTGGGGGGGAGCCGGGCCGGCCTGTATATTATATATATGCACCGTTTCTGAACTTTCCTTATTCCAGCACAATCCGACTTGCAGCTTTGTTAGTTACCAAGTAATATAAGTTACATGCAAATAAAAGCGGACAGTGGAGGAGGTCATTACGATGGAGTTACTGCATATGAGCCACGAGATATGTTTAAAGACACTTGGGCTGGTAGAACCTTTGGAGGTGATGGTAATTATAATTTCGCTGAAACCTTAAGTGCCAATCAAAATCTATTTAGGGACTATAATGTACCTAAACAAAACTACATCCTTGATCCTAGTGTGCAGGAGGGTTTGTTTGGGGAACAGCCGGATACATTTAACTGGCTAGATGGTGTACTTAACAGTGAGGGGGGATATGACTCTAGTTGGTGGGAAAACAACTTTAATAAAGAAGAAGATTTCATAAATACTGATTTTTTTGACCCTGCACTAGGTTATACTAACGAAGAAGCAGCAATGCTTGAGGACATAACCTCTATTAATCCGAACGAGAAGAATTATTTAGATGATTACGGATTAATTAGCTACAATGATGATGGTACAGTCAATGCCCTTGATACAAATGAGGCTATAGCTAAGTTAACTGAAGCGGCAAACAACACTGATCTGTCTGCATACGAACGTAAGGAAATTTTAGACCTTGCGGGTCAACTTTCAGCCGCTGCGGATGCAGATTTGGACAGATTTGACTTAACTACTCCTGATGAATCGTATGGAGTATACGATACTCAATATATTGAGGATTATAGCACTCCTGATTTACCTATTGGCGCATATCCGTATGAAACCATGGGAGGTACAGTTTATGCTGATCCTACTTCACCTGAATACATTCCCCAGGGGGCATATGTTGCTGGGCCTAATGGTAAAGTGCCGTTCTTGGGTAGTATGGCTAGTAATTACCTTGGTTCTGTTGGTGCTAATGGTTATGTGTCGGATCCTGCTACTAATGGTGGCTATGTTTTTCCCCAGCAGACACAGACAATGGGACAGGCAATGAATTACCAAACCCCAGAAGGTTTTGTTTCTCAGAATCCCTTGACTGCTGGTGATCTTGCCCGTTCTCCAATGCTAAGTAAAATTGCAGCAGATAAATACGGAACAAATAGTAGGGGAGAGCCTAATCAGATGATTCCTGGGCAGAGGTACACACCTCAACCTACTATGGCATCTCGTGTTGATGACTTCACAGATGGTGTAAGAAATATTGGAGGTATGCTTCTAAAGCCGTTAAACTGGACAACTGACTTGATTGGTGGGGGTCTTAGTTCAGTTGGTCAAATGGTTGGAGATAACAAAATAGGTAATGGCATTCTGAATTTTGGAAATTTAGTGGATGGCACTGGGGATTATTTATTTGGAGATAGTAACAAAACTAGTTTACTTGGAAACGTATTGAGTATGCCTGACTCTTTAGCTAGAGTGGGTCAGGGCTTAGCATATGGCGATATGGATATGGCTAAGAGTAGTGCTTTAGGGTTATTGGGCGCACCACTTAATATATTAGGTAACTTAGCCAGTCCATTAGTTAGTGGTCTTGTGGATGTTGCCGGAATTGATGAACTTAGGTTAAGTGTCGGAGGCAAGGGTGGATCAGGGAACAGAGGACAAAGAAAAGGTTCTAGTAGTACTAAAGCACGTAAGAGCATACCAATCAGAAACACTGGTAAAATAGATAAAGGCAGTAATTCATCGAAATCTAACATACCAACAGGCAAGGGAAGTGGAGGAAGTATCAGTGAGGGTGGCTCACAATATGATTTAACTGAATCAGATGGTAGGGATAGTTATGCTGAGGAATTTGGTGAGGATGCATTAGCTAGAAGACTAAAAGACTTAAACATAGTCGGAGGTGGTTCTGGATTGGGTCAAAATACACCTGCTTTTAAATCATCTGATGCTGATAAGAGTAATTTGGTTTCATCCATTGCTCAGAACCAAGGAAATCCAAGTGGTGTAAGAAGAGCTGCTTCACCAAAGGTCTATGATCATATAGACACTATTGCTGGTGCCGGCCCGCAAGTTGATCAAGACTCGGCATCTAGTAATGTTGCATTTCAAGGTGAGCGAGAAGATATATTTAAAGAACCTGAAGAAACAGCCGAATTTGAGTACAAGAAAGGCGACAAAGCCTTTGCATGAAGCGCATAAAAGAGTTTATTAGGGTGTTTCGTATAGAAAACCCAAGCCTACTGGCTACTTATCGTATATTTTTAGGTATATCCAAGGTTTTGCCCTATATATCATTCAAATCAGCCGAAGACATCAATGAATGGAAGAGAAGGTTCAAGATATGCCTTAAATGCCCGATATATGATGCAGAATTAAAAAGATGCCGACCATTTAACGGATCGGGTAGGGGATGTGGGTGCTATGTACCTTTTAGTAATATAATTTATGACAAATGCTGGGGAAGAAACTATTATGGAAGACCATTCGGATGGGGAGCTTCGGATAAGCTCAAAAGGATTAAGCGTATTCGTAGAGGAAGAAGAAATCCAATTCTCGGAAGATAAATGGAATAACGCATCAGGAGGTTTTAATACCTTAGAAGAAGCAGTAAGGGAGGCTATGGCTCGTGCGAGGAGTTAAAGCCCCTAGTTACATCCGTGAGTTCAGAGCAGTTCCTGAGGGGGACGGGGTGGCAGTAAAGTACTTCTCTGAGATAATGGGTTATCAAAATATCGGATTAAAATTAAGTAAGACTGGCAAATTACCAGATTTTTCAAGAAAGGCCGACAACCAGGGTGACGCTCTAGTATTATTAGGGCAATGGAACAAGTGGCTAAAGGAAGAGTCCATACATTCATCTGGGACTCGGAAGAAACGTACATCGAGGCAAAGGTAAACGCTGAAACCTTTGACTGGAGAACTTTTTGGTATTTTTACGAAATCAGCGTTGAGCATGCTTTAGCAGTCATGCCACAAATAATTAGCGTATTAGATTTACACTATATTGAAGAAGAATGAAAAGAACTCCTCTAAAAAGAAAGACTCCTATGAAAAGAGTGTCGAAGAAGAGACAGCAGGAATCAAAAGAATACTCGAGACTGCGAAAGAACTTCCTACAGGAATTGCCGTACTGCGAGGTCTGTGCAAAATCAAAAAGTACAGACATACATCACCGAAAGGGAAGAGGTAAGTATTATCTGGATGTGGAGAGTTGGCTTTCTACGTGCCGAAGTTGCCACGACCGGATTCACAGGAATCCGATTTGGGCTAGAGAAAAAGGTTTTCTGCTAGAGCCTAGCGACAAGGTAGAAACAAATAGTAAGAGTTAAGACGGTGATAACCATTAAGTCATAATTCATCGTCTTCACAGTTATTAAACTCTGGTTTTAATTTAACCAGTTCCTCACGAATCTCCTTTGCTTTTCTACGAGCATCGGTTTCGATGTCCGTGATTAAGCGAAGGTAATTCGCAAGAGCAACAACTCGCTCCTGTATAGTTTCCCCTGGCGCATCAACTGCATAAGTTGCTACGTTCATGATTGGGCATTGGTTTTAACTCTTTGATAGTTAAAGCATAAACCAAAGACCTTAATGTTAGCAAGTTTTTTGGGTTACAAATGTCTTCTTTTTTAGCAAACCCACGAAAGATATAATATGGTAGTTTGCCAGTAGCTAAGACATAGGAGTCACATACTTTCTTATCTTCCATTTTATATGGAGGTACAATTAAACGAGCATTGTCATAGTCAGATTGCTTAACATCTATTGTTTTACCTTTAATTACGAAGTCGGCAGAGCCGCTCCTCGGATGAACATCCATGGGTGGGTAAAGATTATATATCTTTGCAAATGCAAATTCTGCACCAATGCCTTCAATATCCCTCTGGAGAGGGTCTTCTTTAGCTACCAGCTTGTCTGTAACACCCTTGGAGCGGTTCTGCCTTCGTCTAGCATCACCAAGGTATCTCACGACTTCGCACTCCTCCCTACTGAGATTTACCTTGATTTGACCATTCATCAACCAATAACGCCATTTTTCTTAAGCAAGTCCCTCATGAACCGCGAAACACTTTTCCTTTTCCTGTGGGCATAATTAATTAACTCCTTCTTTTGATCCTTCGTCATGCTAATACTTAGCTGACTGGTCCTGGGGAGTTTTTGACCCTCGCAAAAATCTGTGGATTTGTACCGTGCCATCAGCTTGCAAGTAAATAACTAGCTGCCATAACCAAGCCTAGGCATAACAAAATAAACATCCAATCTTTTGTTACTTCATTCATATTTTATTTTTTTCTATATACTTTCTGGGAATCGCTTTATACTCCACGCTTCATTTAGTTCTGATATATCTATTTTAACTATTGGGATGCCACCTAACTCCATTAAGTATTCCCTCGCCTCAGCCTTAGTCTGGAAGAAGGCTTTAGTAACACCCCACTCGCTTATCAACTCCCAAGCTCCTCTATTCGGCCCTAAACCTTTCCTGTACTTTATCGTGATCATATTATAATCTCCTTATCTATATGCTCTTCCGGCAGTCCATCCTCGGAACAATGATTGTCCTCCTTGGTTGAATAACCTTTTCGTTTTAACTTCCAAACCTCTCCACCTAGCTCATGGATCATTTCTGCTTCATTCTTGAATCGAATATCATCAATGATTACTCGTGCGTCTACTAGTCCAGTAGCTTCGTAAGCCTTGAGCCTTCTGTTTGCTTCAACCTTGGCAATGTTAACCCAAATTAATGGGTGACACTCCCTTCCAAACTCAGTCCCAAGTCGTTGCATTAATACTCTCGATGTAATTCCATCAGGAAACCCAGGTATCTGCTTTTCCTTTTCCTCGTAGATGTAAATTCTAGGAACTATGAGTTCAAGCATCTGCTTGATTGGCGTTGCTAAACTTAGAATTTCTCCCCCAATTTGTTGGGCAAAGGTGGTCTTGCCCATGCCCTTAGGTGCTGTAAGCCCAATCAATCTTGGGAAGGCAAATTCTGGCGAATTAATGTCTTCACTGTACGTAAGTGTCTGCATTGTTTTAATGGTTTTTTTCCTTTTTTTAATTGTGGCCCCATCTTAAAGGTAAAGTATTCACATGAGCATTCCCCATAGCCGTCATACTCGTCTAAATCGACAAGGTGGACATTCTCAGGATTCGATAAACTAGTTAGCAAAAATCTTTTTGCCTCTAGGTATTGAATCTCGAATTTCTTCACAGGGAATATTCATGCTTCCATACATTTGGTCTTTCTCTAGGAATGCCAGTGCCTATCCGTTTTCCGTCTTCTGTGAACCCACACACTTGATCTTTTCTCCAGAATCTCTCAAACCCTTCCTCAACTGCAATTTTTAAGCTAGCCATCTCATCTTTCCAAGGGTTGTAATCAAGCTGGGAGAGGAGAAAATCGTCTCCTCCCCCATGCTCAAGTGAATATTCTTTCCTATCGTCTTTCAACAATCTGTTGAAGGCTTGCTGGCTGGGATCGGAGTTAGAATTATTCCGACTCACCACCTTGAGCCTGAAGCTTTTGCTTAAGCTCAAGATTCTCGAGGCGGAGAGCTATAGTCTCTACCCTTTCCAGTATTTGCTCCATTCGTTGTATGCCCTCTTGGCGAGACATTGCGTTATTGGCAACTACGTTGATCTTTTCTTCAGCGCTCATTGCTTCCCATTTTGCTTTAGCTTCATCCTCTTCAGGATTAGCTACTTCTTCTTTTTTTTCTTCGCTCATATAGTTTGTGCGTTTTTTATCAGTTGGTAAACTTTTGACATCGGCATTGTAACCTTGGCTTTCGCAGTTCGACCCTTCGGCTTAAATTCAATCTCATTAGTTTCAGAGTTTAATGTGACAATCAGGAGACGCCCGTTTCCGTCATCAACGGACGTCTCCCTGCAAATGTTCTTCAGTAACTTAGTTGCCATTACCAAGGTACATCGTCGCCAGCAGGATCCTCTACCTTATCGGCAGTCTGAGGCTTACGAGCTTTGGGTTCAGAACGCTGATCAGTTCCTTCGGAACTGATCTCACCTTTAGAGGTGCTGCCAGATTGAAAACCGAAAGTCATCGGAATGACAATGAACTTAATCTTTTTCTGGGTTTTTCCGTTCTTGTCCTCGTAATGGCTATTGCGAACTTGTGCGTCGAGGAAAACAGCATCTCCTTTTTTTGCAAACTTGGAAATGTATTCTCCTGCTCCGCGCCAAGCTTCAAAGTCAAAGAAGTGAGCAATTTTCTCACCACCTTTCCCTGGGAGATTAACTGCTAAGCTAAATGTCGTGAGAGTAGTCTCACCTATCGTTTTTGTTTCAGGATCAGCCGTGAGGCGTCCTAACCAATTTGAATCTGCTTTCATGATAATACTGGGCGTGGTGTGAATTTTTGTATCTTTGGTTTGAAGCAAACTTCCACGTCACCACATCGTCCGTTTCGTTGCTTACTTATTGAAATTATTGTTTCGTCAGGATCATCGTTCTTTCTCCATAGAAGGGCGCATAAGTCGGCATCTTGTTCCAATGCACCTGACTCCCTCATATCGGAAAGACGAGGCTTTCTGTTTAATTCATCTGCCCCTCGGTTTAGCTGACTGAGAAGGATGACTGGAATATTTAATTCCATCGCCAAATTCTTCATGGACCCTGCGATTTCTGCTACTTGTTGCTCCCTTGGAATCCGTGGGTCTAAAGCAGACATCTTTTGGGCATAATCGACAACGATCATATCTAAGCCTTTTCGCGCAAATTTCCTAGATTTAGCTCTGACTTGGGCTGAATTAATCATTCCTCGATCATCAATCCAAAAATCTTTACCGCGCATCCAGTGCATTGCTTGCCTGTATGCATCAACATCCTTTTGGACGGCTGTTTTATCTACTATATAGCCAAGTGGAACTTCGGAGAGATTTGAAACTAGTCTTTGCATCACTGCTTCGGCTTTCATTTCTAGGCTGAAAAAGAGGACTTTATTCCCAGTCTTCAATGCATTTAATGCTAACTCACATCCGAAAGCTGTTTTTCCTACTGAGGTTCTAGCTGCTAGAACGATAAGGTCTGCTGGTTGCCATCCATTGGTCATCTGGTCGATTCGATGTAACCCTGAAGGTATTCCATTCATTCCACCGCACTCCATCCTTTTTTGAATGTCTGCCCACATAGAGTCTATTACCTCATCGGCTTTACGGACTGCATCGGAATTTTCTACTGCAATGGATGTTAGCTCCTTATCAGCCTTCTCCATGATTCTCTTTGCTGACTCGTTTTCTCGCAAGGCGTCCTCGATGCCTAATCCAACGAGCCGGAGCTTTCTTTTGTAAAAATCTTCCCTAATTTTCTCGAAGAAAGAATTATAAGGAGCAGAAGTTTCGCAGGCCTCAGCAATATATTTTGATCTGTCTCTGTCCTCCTGATCATCAAACGACAGCATTATATCAATGTCCATCATGTCTGACGGCTCTTCCACAGCTAAAATAGCTTCCCAAAATTTCTGATGGAAAGGTTCAGTAAACCAATCTTTGTTAACCCCAGCGTCCAGGGCATCCGAAAAATTATTTACATTTTTGCAGACGCAGGATAAAAATCCGCGCTCTGAGGTTACATCACTATTGGTTGTCAGCAAATTCATCTATGTAAAGTTGGTCTATGTCACTAATTGACTTGGCGCTTCTGTATTTATCGAAAACAGGTGGACGCTTATCCTCTGCCCATTCTAGAAATTCATTAAGTGAGACGGTTTCCTTTTTCGTGGAAGGAACAGGACGCCACTCGGGGTTATTTCTAAGCCAAATAGTTAGGCATGAACCCCAGTGCTTCACAGGGGATTTTCCTACCACCCACCCTTTACTCATGTAATGGTCATAAAATAACTCAGCTTTTGGCTCTAAAGGCTCAGCCACCTGACGCTGTTTGAAGTATTCCACTACCTCTTTCTTATCCTTTGGCTTATTCCCTTCACCTAGGCTGTCCACATTCTTAGAGCGTCTTTTGCGAGTGGTTGCAGGTTTTGATTTAGGCTGAATGTTTGGCATGTACTGGGCAAAGGCGGCTAATAATACTTGTGTCCTTTCCATGCCAAACATCTCAGCCATCATGTCCAACCGAACATCAACCGTATCCGTAATTCTAACTTCCATCCGCTTCATCAATTTCCTCCAAATGAACATAAATACCTGCTGACTCTGCTCGCCTTTTAGTAAACCTTAATACCACAACTTGAGCGTCATCATTCCAAAAGAGGAGCTTCCCCATAGCGTCTAGAAACATTTTGCACAAATTATCTGCATCAGGTTTCTTCGAATGGTATGCCCATCCCCTTATCTTTATTTCCTTTTTTTCATTAGAGAGAAAAGGGAAGCTGTAATGTATCGTAAGCCTAAGAGGCCCCTCGCAAGGTTTCTCAGGGACAAACGGCATAAGCAGTGACAAAAAGTCGGCTTCTTGCTGTTTTCCTTTGGCTGTAGTGAATGAAAATGGCTTTCCATCTTTTTTAACTCCTACTCTTTTTGCCGACTGAGCAGTACTCCGCGGCGGGTTACATTTTACGAAAAAGGCTTTCATTCTGCTGAAACGGACTTAGCCTTATCCTTTTGAAACATTACTTGCTCTAGCTTCTGACGAAGGTCTTTTCGGGCATCACCTTTTTTCTGACCAGTGTATTCTGACCAAATGGTAACTAAGTCCGGCTCCGATATTTTCGTAGCTTTAATAAAGTCCTCGATAGGAAGATTTGCGCTGAAAAGAATTTTTGATGCCCCCACTGCATCAAACGACGTAGTTTTTCCAGTATTACGCAACCTGTACCCAGGAACATCAACACCAGCCTCAAGACGCCCCTTAAGGGCAGATTTAACACTCTTGCCAAAACGCTCAATAAGCCCGACAAGCCCCATCTTTTCAGACAATTCTTCATTTGAAATATTTTCCATATCAATCTCTTTGGTTTCATTTTTTAAGTATTCGTAGGCAGTTTGGCAGTGTGCCAATGCCTTGCAGTATTTACATTGTTTCGGGCCGGCAGTAGCTTTGGCATCTTCATCCTCAACTTTTTCTGCTAGCTCCTGAATTAACTTTTTAAGCATTAAGCCTAAGTCTCGGTGCATAACACCTGTGGTCATCTTGCCCAAAGCAGGTTGTAGTAATGCTAATTGAATTACTTGCACCTCGGGGTAATTCTCGAAGATTAGAGTAGCATATACTTGTAGCTGTTTGTTTTTGTGAGCTGGTTCATAAGCACCATACAGCATTTTGTAGTCAATGATGGAGGCATTCTCTCCGTCAATTTCTAACCGATCAATCTGACCAGAGAGAATGCCATCCTCACCTTTCTCGTCATATAACCATAAACGAGGCTCTCTACTAACTACACCACACAACCCAAATTTCTTGGTTACACTTTCTTCCATTCTACGGCACTCTCTAATGATGAACTGATCGCTAGGATCAGGGATTTCATCAATGTCAGTTCCGTTTTCCATATGCTCATGAAGCATTGTCCCCGTCGTAGCATCAGATGTGTCATAGTCTTTAAATTTCTTACTAGCATTAAAGCGAGCTAGGCAAAGCATGTTCTCAAAAACAGAACTTCCCGACATCTTGGGAGTTCCCTTCCATGCTCTCTCGTCCTTAGTTATTGCCATCCTGTAAGCTCTGCTTTCTTTTCGGAAGTAAGATTCTTAGGTAATGCCCACGAGGGAAGGGTAGGAGGGTTCTCGATTTGGCGATACTTATTCATTTCTACCCACTTCACAGGTAAATAATAAAGGTATCTTCCGATTCCCCATCGTACAGCTGCTCTTTTCAATGCATCACTTATTCCGCCCTTTGCACCTTCAATTGCAGAATCTCCTGCACCATCTGCTTTCCCTATCCATTCACCATCGATGCGAATATATAAAGTGCAAATTAATCTTCCTGAAGAAAATTCCTCGTATGAATCTTTCCAATTCTCAGGGCCAACTGCTTCATCGAGACGTTTCATAACATCTCTGGCATCAACGTAAGCTAATGCTATGCATTTTGTTTTATCCTTGTTGGTCGATCCTGGACGCCAATGAATGACGTTGGCCGCAAAAGGTTCTTTAAATTGCTTTTCTAAACACATTAGCTGATTTCCTCCATAATGGTTAATGCCTCAACTTCAGATTTGAGGACGCGTTTATTTCGGCTGTATGGAGTGCGAAAACTTTTCAACTTTTTCTTACGAATCAATTCATTAATTGATCGGAAGGAGTCGAATTTTAAGACCATAGCAGCTTCGCTAAGGCTTAATGTTTCGTCCAATCTTATTTTTTTATCACCACTTTTTTCACTCATGCTCAAGGTTTTAGCGGATATTGATTTACAAGAAAAGAAAAAAAATAGCAAAATGCAAAATAAAATAGCAAACTCTATAATTGAGTGTAATAAAATGATAAAAAGTATTGACATGTTACTTATTTTTACATTTTTATGTGTGAGCTTCTGCCTAAGTATTGCATCAAAAAAACAAACAAACTATGTAAGATGAAAAAAGAATTAGAAAAATCAATCGGAGTTAGAGTTAGCCCTGAACTCTACTCTAGAATATCAGAACTTTGCGAGAAGTTGGAGGGCATACCAATTAATAATTTCGCGCAAAATTCCATGGAGGTGGCAATTCAATTACTCACACAACAAGAACCAACGATGCCAAAGTGGATTGCGGTAGGACGCTACGCTTTGGATTTTAAAAAAGGACAAAAACTATAAATGAAAGAAATTGAAGTAAAACTACGAGGTGAAACTCGTTATGTTGAATTTGATAAGCCCGTGCTTAGTTTTGATATCCCGACTACGGGGTTTTATCGATCAAGGAATTTTTGGCTTGGAGTTCTTATTGGAATTTTCATTACAGCTATTTTGATTTTCAAGTTTTTCCCAAATGAGAAAGGAGGAACTTCAGATGTTTACGAGAATCGGATTAATCAACTTGAACAAACTAGAAAAATTTATGCCACTAAGCTCAAACAAGAAGGCTGGCATTGGTACAATGGTAAGTGGATAAAAAAACATCCCTCTCCTTAACAATCCTCTCCCTTGTATATATGCTATTCCTTTAATATATATACTTTACTTTATGCTATGCAGGAGAACCTCCTTAATCCCCCCCTATAGTCCCCCCCTTAATGGTTCCAGAATCGGCTGAAATCGTGATCAATAAAGGGTTCTTAAATCTTCCAAAAACCTAATTTCCGGTAATGTTACGTAGTGACTACGTAGTGACTACGTAACATTACCGTAGTCTGACCGGATTATGAGTTAGGTAAATGTACAAAAACAACGGCTAAAGCAGGCCCCCTTTAGCGAACTTAGGAACTTAGCTCTGGAGTTGGGGTGCAAGTAGCTGATATGAAGTACTTTACGGAAACTGAGCAAAATTGACATTTGGCAGAGAGCTTGACTTCTATGCTTCTATGCTTCTGTGCTTCTGTGTTGTTTTTTATAACTTGTGATATAGGTATAGCATATAGTTATAGTCATAGATACAGAATCAGACTCAGATTCATACAAATATCTTAAGGGCATATTTTAAAAAAGTCGTTCGCTTCTTCCGGCCCAACTCCTGTATTCAAATAATGTTTGTTGAATACCTTTTCATTGCTGTGTCCCATACACCGCATAGCCCAGCTTTTACCACCATAAAAATATCCGTAAGTTCCAAATGAATGCCTAGCTCCGTCATGAGGGTAAATTATCCCTGAGGCAACTATTGCTTTCTTTCTATTCTTCGCAAAGACACGATACCGATTAAGCGGGCCAATTTTGCCCAAACAATGTTTTTTATACTTCCCGATCCAATCCCATAGATTCGGTGGAAGGTCAGTTAGTTTCCGATTCTTTCGTGTTTTGGAAGACTTACCCTCAATGATAATTAAGTTTTTCTCAGGGTAAAATAATTCCCATTTTAATCGATCCAATTCATAAGGTCTTATTCCTGCAAAAAAGGAAAGTGCAGTTGCTACTTTATAGCGATCCATTGTGTTAGATAAAAGCTCTGCTGTTTCCTCAGGAGTTAGGATTCCGATTAATTCTTCGTCCTCAAACTTAGACTCCCATTTTACTTTGTAGAAATGAGTTTGAGTTAAATCCGATTCATGGCACCAGTTAAGAAAACCACCGACCTCTGACCGAGTAGTTTTTCGAGTAGTTTCTGTATTTCCTAAAAGAATATATTCCTTAAAAATCTGCCGTGTGACCTTAGATAATCGAGCGTCCTTCATCCACCTGACAAAATGATTACATTTAGTTCTTCTGGAGGTTATTGTAATGGGTCTAGCACCTAGGTCAGATAAGTTATCTAAGTGGTTTTTTAAAGCCGTAGATAGCAATATAGCGCTAGGCTCAGACTCTTCATGGTAACCCTCTATGAAAGGTTTTTCTAGTTCACGTTTATATTCGTAAGCTATTTCCCTGGACGAAAGATATTTTCTTTTTCTTTTTTTTCCAATTTTTAGTTCAACACACCAAGCACTTTCACCTAAATCTTTTTTCCTCTGATCAATGTAGACTCTTATTTTCATGCTTTTCCCGTGACAAAACCCGTGACAAATTTTACGGAAAACAGCTTCCCGTGACAAAATCGTGACAGATTTTTCGCATAACCATATTACACTAGTCAACATAAAAAAACACCCCAAGCCCTTTGTTTATAGGGGCTTGAGGTGTTAAAAAGTGGTGGCGAAACCCAGAATCGAACTGGGGACACAAGGATTTTCAGTCGTAGTGCTATGCCTTATAAATAAAGGCTTTTAGCCTATTCGTGACAATTCGTGACATAGACCTTGCATTATCAAATGCACGAGTTTATTATCAAAAATGTGAAGGATGAAGAAATATTGGACAGGCTTGAGCCGATTATAAAAGAATACTTTTCTAATTTTTTATTAGTGGGTTTCCACGCTGACACTGGGAAAGTGGGATGCATCGGTGAAATTGGAAAGGTTGGCTCACAGAGTCGAAGGAGGTTGAAGAGAGTTCATTCAGAAATTCAAATGATGATAAATATAGAAAATGAGAAAAATCCGTAAAGGCTGGGCAGTATTCGATGAGTTCCCTCCTATTTTTGTAAGGCTACTTGCTAGGGAAAGAATTTTAAATAGTAACGGAAAAACGAGTGTTGTTAGAGTTTTATCTGACGAAGAAATTGCAATCAACTCAGAGCTAGACATTGACCGAGTTAAGAGTCTTAGCTCGAGGCACAACTGGAATGATGTGGAAGTAGGTGAAGCTAAGAGTTTCTGTCTAGGGTGCAATTTTGATTTATTTGACTGGCAGGTACGAAACTCAGCCTACGCTTTAGCTTCTAATGGCAGCTTTGCTTATCTTCGATCTAGTTCGGATTGGGGCAAAAAGTATAAGCCAATGTTAATGTCTTTTTTCAATGCCCAGACGCAGAAAGTATAGCACCGATGAGCTGGCTACCCTCATGCGTAAGCATGATGGAAACTACGGATCGGCATCTAAGGAATTAGGTATAGGTGAGCATAACCTTCGTGAGAAGGTGAGGCGTGACCCGAAGCTTAAAGCTTTATGGCAGGTTGCTGGAGAGCAAGGTCATGCTCCAACCGAAGTTGAGTTAATGGCTAGATCGGAACCGCCGGAAGCTCCAAGCCATAAGGATTTTATTGGAGCTTTAAAGAAAAACGGCAAAGAAGTCTTCATGAACGATATCGAAGGGATGCTTAAAAATCCTGACAATATTGAGAAGCTAAAAGTATTTGAGAACTTACAGGGAGGTATAGGACGCTTGATGTCCAATGCCCTAGAGGTAACACAAAAGATTGCGATTCGTCAGAATATGGCTTTGTTCGAGGTAGCAGAGAAATTAAGGGACGATATCTCTGGCGGTGGATTAGATCCTGAGGAAGAATTATTAAGGACTAAATTATTTCTTCAAACGGCTGAGCAACAAGGCAAGTTTTACGACAGGTTGCTACATGGGTTGGATTTAATGATTAAGATGTCCGAAAAAGACAAAAAGGAAGATAAGCGTAAGCCTGGGTTCAGACCACTCAAAGAAATGCAAGCAGATGCCAAGGCTGAAGAAGATTGATCCTAAGGCTTTTCTTGGTGCTTTTGACGAAGAAGAAGAAGAGCAAGTAGAGCAGGAACCATGGAGTCCTTCACTATCTGGAAGCCAGCAGGAATTATTTGAGAGCAGAGCTAAGTATGTCCTTGCCTATGGAGAAAGAGCATCGGGTAAAACTTTTGTATTAGGTGGTCATAAATTGGTTCGTCATGCCTATGAGAATTTCAATGCTCTGTGTTTAATAGTTGTTGGAGTTAAGTCACAAGCAACCCAAGGGGGAGTTTGGCATAAATTGCAGACAGAAATATTACCTGAGTGGAAAGAGGGTCTTGGGCTTGAGCATACGGACGAGAAAATGGATTTACAGAAAGCACCATATATTGATGTGCAGAACCGATATGGTGGTTGGTCTAGAATAAGTCTTATGTCTGCACCATTTGGGAACATTTTGTCTGATCGAATAAAAGGTTTTGAGCCTAGCTATGTTTTCGTGGATGAGCTAACAAACCTAGAGTCTCCGGCTTATTTCAATGCCATCGTTCAGCAGTTGGGAAGGCGTCAAGGAATTGAGGGCTGTCAACAATACTGCGCTGCCTGCAATCCGAGTGGCCCGTCTCACTGGGTGTACAAAAGATTCTTTGAGTCACCATTAGATGAATACGGTAATTACAATAAAGCCTACCATGTAGTACATGTTAGGATTGCCGAGAATGTAGATAACTTACCCGAGGGTTACTATGACCGAGTTATGGAAGCGGTTTCTAATGACCCAATTGAAGCAAAACGAATGCTTGAGGGTGAGTGGGTAGATAGACCATCGGGCGATGCTATATTAGCTCCGTACTTTTCAAAACCTTTACATGTCGTAGGTGATTCTCGAAAGGGAATAGTTCCCAACCCAAGTTTTCCTGTAATAATTGGATATGACCCTGGGGCAGTAAACAATGCGATGATATTTATGCAGTGCCTGATTGGGAAAGAGAAATCGATTTGGACGGTATTTGATGAATTAGTTACTATAAATAAGAAGATTCCTTACACCACAATAATCCCTCTTATATACAGGAAGATGGCATATTGGAATGAACGTGTCGGTCAAAAGCTAAAATTCGTACACATTTCAGATAACTCAGCTTTCAACCAGTACCGAGCAAAAACAGGATCCTACGATGTTCGAGACTTTGAGGAAATATCAAAGGAGAAGTGTGACCATTTTGACCTTGAGCCTATTCGTATGAAGGCAGCTCCAAAATTCCAAGGTTCAGTCGAGGGTAGGGTGAGGCTAATGATTGCCAAACTTGTGCAGGAGGAAATAATATTTTCAGCCCAATGCACTGAGTCTTTAAAAAGTATTCGTCACCTTTCTTCAGAAAAACAAAAAGATGGCAAGTATGACCCTACACTAGGCTTAAAACCAAGGCGTTCAGTCTATATTCATGCCTTCGATGCACTGACATATCCAATTATGTATTATGATGTTAAATCAGGAACACCATATGCTAATGTGAAAACCTCAAGTATAATAGAAATTAATGCTTGAGTAACCTAACCTTTTGGGTTACAAAAGACATATGCAGGATTTACTTCAATTAGGACTAGGGGACGAAGAGGTTGCTGAACTTTTCGAGGGTGTTTCAGCAGGATCAAAAATTAAATTAACGCTGGAAGTTACCGTTTCCGAAATCGATGATGAGAGAGTCAACTCTACTGTTGATTTAGTACACGATGAAGTTGAAGTACTAGATGATGGTGAAGACCTCGAGGACGAGGATGATTACGAGGAAGAAGAAGATGATGAAGACGAGGTTGAGGAATACGAGGAAGACGAGGCTGAAGAAGAGTGATTACTCTCCAGCTTCACTCTTAATATCGACTCACTATAAGCACTGTAGGGTAAACGAGATATGGGACAGAAACAGGGTACAACGATTACTTGGGTATCTCCGTATGTCCGAAAAGGAATTGGTGGCGTTACTAAACACTACTATCAGCAGTTTCAAATCAAGTTATCTCCGAGGAAGCATCACTGGGCCATGTGCGCTTCTTCTGACCGTTCTAGAACAAAACTACATGGGGGACTTTGTAACAGACTCAGTACCCAATCTATTTAATTTTTATGGTTCATCCGGACATACTTCTCAAAACAAACACGACTCAAGCGCGGCTTAGGGAAGTATTTACCTGCAAAAAGTCAGACTCCAAGGATTGGAAAATCAGGGAGCGTCTTACTGATTTAGTCCGAAGTCGAGTCCACGAGGGGATTTATCACTCATGCAAAAATCACTCTTTGTACCTCTCTGTGGACTTGGCTTGGGATAGCCTTCCTATTAATAAGTTTACGATTCCATTGCTACAGTATGCACAAGGTAAAATCAATATTGAGCAATGTGGGCAGAAACTTGAGGGTATAGACCCAGACTTAAAAGATAAGTTTGTAGAGTATGACGATGAAGGTGCAGTTAAGGATATTAATCTTATGCGTCTTTATGAGGTTTCGGTTTCATTAATTCGTTCTTATGTGACTCGAAGAGTCGCTGCTCAGACGTCGAGATTTTCAAACCTATTCCCATACTTTAAGTATGAGGCAAGAGGTACTGACATACCCTCTAGGGTTAGGGCGGAAGTTCTTTCTCAACGAGTTGAAATGATGGCCGAGCAGTTTGGATACAGGCATCAGTTTGAGCAAAGCATTCGTTCGATGTTTATGTATGGTTACTCTCTGATGTTTCCATCTGAGCCTTGGACTCGTGAAGTTCACTGGAGAGATTCACCTGATGGAATGGAATCTTATGTTGAGAAAGAAGGTATACATTTTGTTAGCCCACACCCAACTCGTACATTTTGGGATAACTCAGCACCTTTAGCTGCAGTTAACACTAATCTTGGCCCGACTTGGTTGGGGTATTGGGACATAGTCAGGTATTCAACGGTTAGAGATAACCCAGGATATTGGAACATGGATGATATAGCATATACCAATTCACTTCATGGTTTAGTTAATAGCTACAAAGACTTCTTTGATTATTATTTTGATGGCTCAGTCATGGCTTTCCCAAAGAAAACTGATTGGTTTCCATTTGGTAACGACAGAACATCTAATAAGGGTATATATGCAGGTGAGGACGAAGATAAAGCTATGTTCGTCTCTACTATGTACATGAAATTAAACCCGAAGGCTGAAGGGCTAGGGGATTATCCTTTTGACTGCTGGTTAAAAGTAATTGTGGCATCTGATGAAACAATTATCTATGCCGAGTGGATGCCCTCAATTCCGGCTATTTATGGTGGAATTAACCAAAACGATGATCGAATGGCTAACTGCTCGTTCGCTCATGACTTGATGCCTTATCAGGACCAGATGAATAACATCGTCTATGCGATGCTTCATCATATGAAAATATCTATGTTTAAGATTCTGACTATTGATCAGGATGCACTGGATGAAGATGTAAAGGAATACTTACAGGCATCGTTAGCAGAAGATAATTTCTATCAAAAGCCTAAGGCTATGTTCTACTCAGGAGCTAAAGCTGCAGACTTAGGAATTGATACAAAGAATATAATAAATGTGGTAGATGTATCACAAGAGTTAGCTCAAGGCATTAGTATGTCTCTTAATTCTTTGTTCCAATTACTTAATTTAGTTGAGAAGCTGATGATTCTTTCTCCACAAGAGTTGGGTCAAGCTGCACAAAGAGAAATATCTGCAACGGAGGTTAGTGAAATAGCTAACACGACTAACACGATTTACGCATTTATATCAGAAGGTATTGATGAGATGCGCGCTGCAGCCAAGAAGATGATTTACGAGCATCTAGTATGCTGTAGCACCACAGAGTTTAATGTACCTGTAAAGCAAAGGTTCTCACTGAAAACAATTACCGATGCAGGGCTTGAGATAGAGGACACAGGTGACCAAGATGAGAAGCCTCGAGGTAGGAATATAATAGGTACACCTAATAACCTAGTACACGAATATTTATTCTCAGGCAGAGATGGTTCAGAAAGGTCAAGAGATACTCAAGCTGCTCAGACCTTAACCCAGTTATTCTCACAAGTAATGGGCATGAAGCCAATTGCCGAAGCATTAGGTAAGGAAAGGATGTTTGGGATTTTAAATGAGATATTCCGTATGTCAGGTGCAGGCTATGACCTTAATCTTGAAATGGATGAAGAGGATGAGTCAGAAGATTTAAGCATGGAAGATGAGCAGTTCTTAGCTCAACTTAAACAAAAGTTCCCTCAGATGGAACAGATGTTGATGACCATGATGCAACAAATGGGAGGAGGGCAAGGAGGCCCGCCGCAACCTGGTCAACCACCACAGGCTGGAGGCCCGCCACAGCAAGCTTTGCCCCCTGGGCAAGCAGCTCAAGAAGCAGGAGCGCCACCACCACAGGGACAGCCTATCCCACAATAATTTATGAGCGAAGAAGAAGTTAAAGAGAATGTGGAAGAAACGCCGGAAGTCGGAGAACAAGAGGAATCTGATAATCCGATTTTTAACGCTTTATTTAAAGCTGTTGAAGGAGAAGGGGAGGAAGAGGAAGAGGAGCAAGAAGAGTTTACTCCTCCTAGTTCCCTCCAGAGTGCCTTACATGACATAGAGCAAGGGGTTGAGTCGGAGAAGCAAGAAGAGTCTCAAGAAGAAGAATCAACTGAAGGAATCACAGAAGAAGTACCCGAAAAAAAGAAAAGGGTAGCCCGAAAGAAAAAAATAGTAGACCCAGAGTTTACTCCTAGGCAAACAGTTGCTCAAAAAACTCCTGTTCCTGTAAGGCAGCATGACACTAGTCAGTTAAACGAACATGAGAAGGAGAGATATAACTTAGCTAAGTGGGCATCTGAAAATGTTGAAGGCTTTAAGGATAAAGATACTGAGTACCTTAAGTTTTTCAAAGAGCATAAATCTTACTTAGATAAGAGGCTGATGGAAGATCCTGATATAAATCTAGAGGATGACGAGGAGTACAGAAGGTTTTTATCACAAAACAGACCGAATTTTAATGTAGATCAGATTAAGAATGCTCGCATACAGAAATTGGCAGAAGCTAATGCTATCAAAAAGCTGTCTCCTGAAATAGAGAAGCAGAAGAAAGAATTAGCTAGACTTAGAGCAGAACCTAAAGTCAAGGTCGCCAAGGCACAGTCCAAGAAACTTATTGCTCAATCAGTCCCTAAGGAAATAATGGATAGTTTTAGGGCTGACCCTGACTTCAGTAAGACCCATGCCCTAGAAGCAGAAATAGTTGATAGAATATTAGGGGACGCCAATGCGATGGCTGAGGCTTTTCACAACATTGCAAGCGATCTAGAGGATTACAATCCTAGCAATAAAGTTCATGTTCAGTTGTCAAAATGGATTGACCAAGAGCAAAGTGCGTTTATTCAAGGCGGAAAAACAAAAAGACAAGGTAAAATATTCGTAAGAAGAGAGAGATATCCTAGTGTGCCTGCAGCAGATAGGGATAAATACTACACTTTTTCTGATGCAGACATGATTAAGATTCTAGCTCAGAGGGCAGGGGAATCAATGAACAATCAGATAAAAAGTAGCTTATCTAGGTTGGAGAGGTCTGGGTTTACTAGAAGTAAGGGTCAGATAAAAAATTCACAAACACCTGATGTGAAGCAACCTACGAAAGCCCCAGCCCCTAGCCCCCGTCCCGGCCCATCTGTTGATAGCCCTCCATCAGGGGAGAGTGAGAACAAAGTCTTGAGCTTACTTGGGTTATAAAATCTATGTTTTGGCTTTCAATTAAGAAAGCAATTATGGGTTAAGGGATAGTAAATCAGGCAAAAAAACGCCTGTTCTAGATTAAGGTAATTTGGAACGCTAAATTAATTGTAACTTATTAATCTTAGTTACAAATAATTATGGCAAACAATATATCTAATTCGGGACAATTTACTACTTCTGGGTATCAAAACACTCAAATGGCGCAACCGACTGCGTCCTCAGCGAGTTCTTTAATACCTGGGTCACAAGGATCGGGCTATGACGCTCTTCCTAGAATTATTAAAGTCGATAGCTCAACGGGCTGTACTCTTACTAAGGCGCACGTTAAAGGTTTAACACCTGGCGAATTTGAAGCCCTAGGTAATAAAGAAACTGATCTTGCAAGAGTTATTGCATCTGCTGCTGAAGCTAAAACTCTTGGAGTTGAAGAGCGTGGTCTTACTACACTCCTAACATCTTCAGTGCAGAATATTAAGCCTTTGATAAATAAGCAGAATGTTGCTGAGCAATCGATCATTCTTCCTTATATCCAGCGTCGCCAGCGTTCAGTCATCAATGCAAATTACTTCGCAATTGAAGCCGGACAACCAGCAACAGGATCCGATGCCTACGATCCTTCTTACACCAATAAGAGCGGGGATTTTAAGATTACCGTAAACTTGGGTGGTTCTGATTGGGTTACTCCTCTGAATGGACTTGAGCGTTATTTCCTTCCTGGTGGTTTCGTAATCGTAAATCACTGGACAAGTGGCGGGGCAGTTGTAGAAGTACAATTCCAAATCGTTGGTTCAACAAATGCTGATGCAGCAAACTCTGGTGCAACAGGCACAATTGCTAAAGCCGATGTTATTCTTCGTCCTACAGGTAAAGAAGTTCCTGCTTCTGCTGCATTCTCAACCTTGCCACAAGCTGAGCAAGATAAGTTTGCACCAACTGCTGGTATCCTTCAAACCATTGCCAATAACGTAAACGACTACGAATCATGGTGCAGGAACCAACCAACCGACATGAGCGTACGCTTGCTTGTCAACTGGCTGCAAACTACTCGTGAATCACGTGAGGTTAATGACAGCTACAAGAAAACTCTTGAGAGCATCATGTCTGGCAAGGTTAACCCTTATCTTTCTTCCATGGTCTATCAGCCTTTGGCAGAGCAAAACAAGATTGCTTCCAAAGTTTCTCAAGATCAGTGGAATCGCGCAGTTTGGTACAACCAAGCACTTAACGACGCTCAGAAACCTGAGACTTACATGCAGCTCCCAGGAGTCACTGACCCCGAGGATACTAACTGCACATTGGAATACAAAGCCAACGCTTTGGGAATTAAGTCCTTATTGCGTGAAGGTGGTCGTATCAAGGACAACGGAGGTAATAACCTCGACTTGGACTCCTTGTTCAGCGACTTGTACTTCCTTAAGCGTAATCGCGAGCAGGACGGAGATACCATTTCGGTAATCGACGTAATGACCGACCGCTTAACCGCAGTCAAAATCTTCGAGGCATTCAACTCATATTACAAACTCCGTTACGGATGGGAGACTCAGCGCAATGCCAACATCAATCAGACGATTGAGCATAACGGCATTATCCTCTTTAACTATAACGTGTACGACATTCCTGATGTTGGAGTTCAATTGGCTGTCTTCCATGACCCAATGTTTGATGACCTCCTTAATGTTGGTTCTGGTCAGAAGTATCTTGTTGATGGAACTCGCTCCGGCGATGCAGTCTTCAGTGATGCAGCTACCTTTGCTAAGACTCAGCGTATGTTATGGCTCGTTGACTGGAGTGACGTTAAGATCGGAATTGCTGGTACAAACAGCATTACTCGCACTCAGCCTCATCCTGAAGTTGATCGCTTGTATAGCTGCCGTATGGATTCCGTGAAGAGAACCTTCAATCTTCGTTCCACAAAATGGACAACGATGATGGATCGTCCTCACCGTCACCTTATCTTGGAAAACATCTCCGATATCGTTCAGTTTACGTTGGGTGGTACTACCCACACGTTCTGATCATTTAAGCCTTCCACATCTCATCACTCATATGGCGGGAGGCACTGCGTATGCGGGGCCTCCCGTCTTATTTATAAGACTATGAAGAAATTACACTTTGAAAATGCGAATAAAGATTATGATGGTTACGAGGGTTTCATACCTGTTTTAGTTGGATCATCTTGGATTGGTCTTGCCGAAGTTGAAGACAAGGTTGCAGACAAACTTAAAGATGTCCCAGGAGTTACAATCCTTAGCGACAAGGATTGGGACTGGTACAAAAAAAAAGTGGGGGAGGAAAAGATAGCTTTCCGACAGTTCGCAACAGTTCAGCAAGAGCCGGAGAAAAACCCAAATGCAAACTATGCGGAGGAAGTAAAGAGCGAAGCTGGAAAACAATCTTCATCGGATGATCCAAAGGACTTAATTGAAGTAGATGCAGTTGAGGTAACTGATCCTCTTTCAGAAGAGGAAGAGAAACCTGCCCCAAAGCCTAGAGCTAAGAAAGGCAAAAAGTAAATGGATCAGCATACCACAGTCGGAGTAATCGGCTGGGCAACTGCGTGGGGCTTAGCTGACTATCATCTGATTTCGGCTAGCGTTGCAGCAACATTAACTGCTGTCTACATGTCTATCGCAATCTATAAGAAACTTACGGAAAAATGAAAACTATTGATTTAAAATCCTATGGTCGAGATAAGTTTTCCTCAGATGACTTTGATCCTTTAGTAGCAGTATCAGATGGTCGATTGGTAGTAACTAATCAACCTGCTAGAAGTGGTGTTTTTTCAACTAATTCACACCCACTTGTTGCACCGCTACCATCAATTAATGCCAAGTCCTTCCGACTTACAAATTCGGGTTCTAGCAATATTGATGTAAGTCAAAAAAGTATAATACATTCTCGATACTTTGATGAGACTAGTGTTGGGGTAATACCAGACTCTCCCAGTCTAAACATGAAGACCTTAATGGATGAAACGCCTTTAGGTAATTCACAGGTTTTACAAGTTACCCACACAGATGATACTGCTGTTTTTACAACAGTTCCAGTTTTGGCTAATCAATCTAACTTAACCTATGTTATTTATTTCAAAATGAGTTCCGTAGATTCCGAGCTTACACCTCTTGGGATATATAATAATAGGGCAAGCATAGATATTAATCATCCTGCTGCAGCTATAAGGGTTTTGCCTGACTTAAGCTTAAAGGTGAGGGTTGGTTATAATGATCATATTCCAATACAGAACGAACTTGTTCAGTTAAACAAATGGCATCGTGCAACTATCGGAACTAATGGAGTTGATTTCTCAATTAGCGTACAGCGGTATGAAGCTGGAGGTTATGTTGATCTAGTTCCATCGTTTGACTCTTATTCTCTATCTGGTAATCCTGTAGAGTCTTGGACATCCCATGGCGTTGGGTTACTTAGCGAAATTTTAAATGATCCAGACTATGTAATAGCTGTAGCTTCTGAGGGGGCAGGGGTACAAACCGTGGATTCCCTTGAGGTTTATACTCAATCAGATCGATCAGAAGTTTTAATTGCAGGAACTACTAAAGAATATTTTTGCCATCGTTCACTCGATGAATTTTCCGTATCTGGAGATGTATCAGGATACTATAGATCATGATAAATGAGGTATCTGATTTATAGTATTATGCTGTTCTTGTTTACGAGCTGCTCGCTAAAAAAATTCTATCCGCTTGGTGGAGCTATGGTCGGTGGTTCGGCAGGATCATTAGGTGGCCCGGTGACAGCTGGTCTTGGCGCAGGTGCAGGATGGGCAACAGGAGAAATAGCTAAGGGAGATGAAGAATTGACAGAAGCCAAGGAGACTATTGAGGCTCTTTCGCATGGTGATGTAGAAAAATTACTTGAGATTGAGCGAAAAGGACAGAAGGGAATCTTACAGCAGATTGAAGATGGCATTTGGAATACCGTGAAGATTGTCGGTCTAATTATTTTATTACTTGTGGGAGGAACAATTTTTTACACTAGGATTAAGTGTAAGAAGACTCTCGAAATGCTAGGAATTATCAATGAAGACGTGGATCGAGTTCAACGAAACGGTAAATGATTTATTGCTTATAGACGGCCTTAGAAGGGGTCGTGGAGTAGAGAAATTTCGTGATCGCATGATCGTGGCAGGTGTTCGTGACCTTCAGTCTTATATACCTGAGCTAAGAACAACACCAACCGAAGCTAATTTTACTACATCCGATCTAACTGAGCATGGTGAAAAACAATGTCAGGTTGGAGATTTTGATATCGAAGCATCTAGAATTATGGATGTAGTGGTTAGGCAATTACCAACAGGTGATGAAACTGTATCAAAGTATTATCGATTAAATATTTACTCTGCCTACAAAAGACATTCAATTCTAGATGGTGGGCATGCGAAGAGGTCAATTAACTTCCCTGGGAAGATTACTTTTGATCGTGGTCAATTTTACACTGCACCTATTTTAGAGGACAATGAAACATTAAGTATATTGTTCAACCAAGAATATGCATTTAAGCCTATGTTTGAATGCACTCCTGACCAAAAAGCGTACAAAACTAACTTAAGTGATGATGCTGCGCTTGCCGTTCATTACTTCGTAAAGTATCATTTTGAAAAGGATGTTAACGATGATACCAATCAAGCTCAGACTAATTTACAGAACTATCAGAGAGAGCGCAGAAAAATTGCAGTCAATCGACCTGAAATACTTACCACTAATAACCCAACCGAGTCTCTAGGAGAGGGAGGCTTTACTATAGGAAATGGCTAATAGAACTACATTAAAAGCTCAATTCTCTGCTGGTCAATCTGTCGTAGAGTCAGACTTTACCACACTAATAGATAGTCTTGCTCACCTTACTGATGATGTGGCAAGTGGCGCATTAGCAAGTGGTAGCGACATAACTGCACTAAATGCATCTATTGCTTCCCTTCAAGCATTAGCAAATACAACTAAGGATGAACTAGATAATTATGTTGGTGAGCATCCTACTCTTGCAGAAGTTCAAGCAGCAGATTCTTCTCTTTCCAATTCAATAAATTCTAGCATACAGACTTTAGCTATTCTTAGTGACAGCCAGCATCGGGAATTAGAAAGCTCACTAGGTACACTGCTGAGTAACTTTACTAATTTATCGTATGATTTAAATGAAAAGTGGAGCATTGCAGATCAAGCAATAAGTGCCGTACCTTCAACTTATGCAACTATTGCAGACCTTAATACTCGAGAAGCAAACCTTGAGATTTTAGCTAACTCAAAGGCTGATTCTTCGCACACGCATAGTGAATATGCGACTAAATCAAGTATTGCTGATTTCATAACTGCTAGTGATATTCCAGTATACGCTCCAGCGTCCCACCAGCATACAGCATCAGACATTTCTGGATTAGGGAGTCTGTTCATTAGCCAAGTTGAAGCACAGGCTTTGATTGACGCCAGCAAAGTAGAGTTCGATTTTGAGACTGCTCTGTATGATAATTTCTACGATAAGGAGGAGGTTGACCAGAAGTTCATTGTGGCACGATGGAGGACAGATCAAGTTAGTTTATTCAGTGAGTCTATCGTTAGTATTGCTCAGCCATTTGTTGATCTTGCAAGGCAGAAACTAGAAGTATCAATTTCACAAGTTAGGACTTCTCTTTTTGCAGACAAGACTAGCATCCTAGGTGAACTTTCTCAGACAAGGGCAGAGATAGAGGTTTCCATAAATAATACTAATTCTACCGTTGAACTTAATAGATTGTACTCACAATTAAAAAGAGTTTCTATTCAAGGAGGAATTAATGAGGTCAAGGCTAGCATTGGAGCTTTAAATTCAAACCTAAAGTTATCGATTAGCACAACCAGAACAGATGCGTTAGCCGCTGTATCTAGTCTTAGAGCAGACGCTGGGGCAGACGATGCAACCACGCTTAGTTCTGCTAATACCTATACTGATACTAAAATAAGCGGTTTACTAAATGGGGCAGGGGATGCATACAATACCTTAAAGGAACTACAGGAGCACATAACTTCAAATGATTCCTCCGCCGCTCAAGCCCTTACTACTCAAGTTGGATTACTCCAAGGTCAAATTACAGCCAACGATGGAGATTTAAGCGGAGTAGTGGTAAGTCTAGGTAATATACACGGCTTAATAGATACGGTTGAGCTTAGAGCTACCACGCTAGAATCCCAAGATGTAACATTTCAGAATAACTTGGATGCATTTCAAGCTACTTACGACACTCTCATTGCATCGAATAATGCAATGACTACTGCATATAACGATTTACTTTCAAGAGTTACGACACTTGAAAACACGGCATATGCCCAAGCAGGCTATGTGTTCCCATAATGGCAAAAAAAAAGGCATACAAACACTACTCCTTAATGGTGCCGGAGGGTGGGCAACTAATATCAGGCTCTAATTCTCAGGACACTGCTGGCGCAAGTAACTATGTTGAAAAGATTAACTTCCGCAGAGAGACTGATGGGGAAGTAAGAAGAGAGGGTTGGAGTCGAGTGAATTCAGGTGGGTATGATGTTTCAAAATTAGATACTGATGATGCACCAATTAGATTATTACATCAGTTCGAGTCAGAAGGAGAAAAAATATTAGTAGCAGGGGCTGGCGATAAGCTTTATTCATTTAGTGAGTCAACCCACACTTGGTCGGTTATAGCAGAAGAGTTATTTAATTTAGATGAGATAAATTACACTCAGGCCATGACTAATGCATCTGGGCTTTATGGACTAAAAGCAAAACGATGGGAAGTGGTCACAATCGATGGGTACTGCATATTTAACAATGGAGTGGACTTGCCCTTATTTTATAGAAATGGATGGCCGTGCGCGTTTCCATTATTCTCTCTTAGAGAAAGAGGTATAGTAAGAGTGGGAACAATATCTGAATTTGACGGAAGATTATTTATTGCTGATGTTGAGTACTTTGATGAAACAATAGAGAACAACTTCAGTTATTTTATGGGAGCATCTTCCTTTCCATATTATTTACCAGAATCCTTTTCTGATTATTTCCACTACACTACAACCTACACAGTCCCTCATATAATAGAGTTCTCTGCTTGGAGGCTAGCAGACGATCAGAGAGAGGCTAGGGCAGCGCCCAATCTTTTCGGGCAGACATATAATGGTGAGGTGAATGCAATGCAGAGTGGTAATATCACGACAATAACTTTACCCTATGTTCTTGGTGGCACGAATGACACTAGTGGATCAGGATATGAGAGCTTTACTCATAATCCTTACTATACCATGACACCGACAGAGTTAGCTTTGTTGAATTACGAACACTCTACATTTGTTGCAGGTGATTCAATTAGAATGACCGTTACCGATCAAGCTGGAGTAGTCAAAGTCTACGATGCTGATGTTGTTTCAATAAGCTCCAACTGGCTGCAAAGCAAAACATTCATTGTTTTACAGGGAGCATATAACAACACTTCTACTGGAGTAGTTACAAACACTGGTGACCCAGAGTCGGAATCCACTCAAAGTGTAGCAATTGGAGACTCTCTTGATTTTATATTACTCAAGGAGCCTGATACTTTTAGTGCAGATCCTGAGATGACTCGTGAATCATCGGATTCAATAGCATTCCCTGAGGATGGATCGAATATCAATAAGATGGTAAAGCTAGGGGACAAGCTAATGGTTCACAGGCAGACTGGATACTTAGCCGTTAGTCGTGGGGATAAGTATACTGCATTTTATTACGAAGAGAGATACAAGGGTGAAAGAGTGGCAGACTTTAGGCACACCGTTATTAACATTGATGAACAAAGACAAATGTTTGCAGGTTTCAATGGAGTCTATGTAATTAGCCCTGCATCGGTTGAGCCTGTTCCGTTTCCAACATTTATGATGGGGCCAGAGTTTTGGAGGTTAATAACAAACGATGAGGTGGAGTATGTTTACTCACGTGAGAACCCATTAACACAAGAGATTTTCTTAGTTTCTCCGATTGGCTACACTGAAAATGAGGGTTCTATTCAGTTGAACTGGGGAGTCATTGCTTACGATTTAATTCAAGGAACTCTCTCACAGATAGACCATGCTTTTACTGCCATGGTTAGTACTTTTCCTACATCTGAATTTCAAAGTAGAAGATTCATGATGGCAGTTCACTTCTTAAGTAAGTCAGTTAGCAGTGAGGGAGTAGTATCTTATGCACCTGTAAGTTCTAGAATTGATTCCGAATCGATTGAGCCTGAAGCGAATAAAGCTTATAATTTTGGCGCAATGATAATGAGGTATGGCTATGGTTCGAGCGAAGCTTTCCGCGGGCCATACCGAGAGTTCTCAAGGGACGGAGTCGATTATGAATGCATTCTAAAGTTTGGAAAGACTGACCTTCAGGATAAGTTTTCAGAAAAAAAGATGCGTTCCTACGCTTTACACATGTCCGACATTTTTGATTACTCTACCTATATGACTGGAGATTATGTAGATGATAATTTTACCGATATTTCTGTCGTGGCAAATTTTAAACTTTCTACCTTTAGTACGACTCAGCAAACTGAAGTAGAGGAGGTGACACAGGATTTAGAGGACTTAAGCAATGAGGTTATGATTCCAGTCTTTGCCCAGGGTAATTATTTTCAAGATGCAATTAAGTTAACTGGGCTAGATCAGCCTTTCAAAGTTCTAGGAAGAACATTGGAGGTTTCAGGAGTCAGGACAAAGATGACATCGGAGGTAGTCCATGGCTCGTAGGAAACAAAGCGGAAGAGTTCGGTATGATATGAATGTGGCTTTTAAAAATGGTCAAAATAACTTACCCGAAATATTGACTAGGCTAAAAGAGAAAGTTAATAGAAAGCAAGATTCCTCCGACTTAGAGCAGATAGTTGGAGCTAATAATGCTTATGCAGGTATCCAATTGGGTGAAATTCAAAGGCAGATAGATGAACTTGTAAGTGAAAATGCAGTAATGCCCACTGATCAGATTACCTCTACTGGAGCATCAACTTACACGGTGGGATTTGATATGACTAGTGACTCAGTAGCTAATTATGATGTTAGCATAAATGGATTGGTTCAGGATCCACTTTCGGACTATTCTATAGACCTTTCTGCAAACACCTTAACATTAACATCTCCACCCAATGTAGGGGATGACATTGTGATAACCCAGCGTGACACATCTACATTTGATGCCGAGGCAGCAATTAATGATTTTCTTAGTGCGTTACAAAGTTAAATAGGTTACAATATTTTTATGTCTAATATTCTGTCAGAGATAGGGAATCAATTTTCTTTACTGAAAAAGAGAATATCTGACCTAAGGCTAGTTGACTTAAGTGACACAGTTAGTAATCCACAGAATTTAGGAGTTCTTCAGTACAACTCGTTTTCAGGATTATGGACAGCACAGTCTCCTGAAGTTATAGAAGCAGCCCTTGATGGAGGACGTGCAGGCACTATTCATTTAGATATTCTAGAAATTGATGGAGGTGGTGCGTGACAACTCTTAGACGCATTTTGGTGCGCCGCGATACTGCTAGTTCCTGGAGTCAGGTTAATCCTGCCTTACACCAAGGTGAAATTGGAATGGATTTAACTAACAGGAGAATGAAGGTAGGTGACGGCTTCAATAATTGGAACGACTTACCATATGTAGATGATGCCGGACTAGATATAATCCGTGCAGAGTACGGAGATGATGTAACTTTTAATCTAAACTTTGACTTACATAGGTCATAAACTCAAAACACTAATAATATGCCAGCTACAGATATACTTGGAAAAATCGGAGAAAAGGTCGGGGGTCAAATTAAGACTCTCGAGACATCATTAACGGGAGACTATGCGACTAAAGTGTCGCTTGGTTCAGTACAAACTAACTTAGGGAATGTTCGTGCAAGCGTAGGGCTTGATTCAAGTGGTACGTACACTGCTAATGGAAGTTCAAATTACCTAAGCTCAGTCACTACTCTACAGGGTGCTGATAACGCTCTTGATGCACAGGCTAAGACTAATGCCGATGCAATCTCAACTAATGCAGATGCAATTAACACTATTGAAGCAAGCGCTGGATTAAGTGCTGCTGGAGCGTATCAAGCTGACTCAAGTGCAGATTACATATCTGGTGCTTCTAGTTTAGCTGGAGCAGACTCTTTGCTTGATGACCAAATCAAAACTAATGCCGATGCCATTGCTGTGAACGCAAGTGATATCTCTGATCTTGATTCCAATAAGTTAGATAAGACTGGTGGTACAATTTCAAGTAATCTAATTATCTCAGGTAACTTGCAAGTTGATGGAACAACAACCACTGTTAATTCCACCACCGTTGAGGTTGAGGATAACGCGATTGAAGTTAATCTTGGGAGTTCTGGTGCAGCAACTGCTAACACTGCTGGTCTAATCGTCAATAGAGGTGCTGGAGTTGATAAGGCTCAATTCCTTTTTGATGATACAGTTGACAAGTTCACTCTAAAGGTAGGGAGTGCTGAGGGTAACCTTAAGGTTTCTGGTATCGAGGGCGCTCTGACTGGTGATGTATCAGGTAATGTTACAGGTAATGTTTCTGGTGTTGTTACCGTTCCAAATGCTAACGGCTTAATTGTTAACACAACCGCGCTTGGTGATTACTCAACTTTTGAATCAGCTTTCAATACTGCTATAGCCTGATGACTGACATCTTAGCCCAAATTGGCGACAAGCTGGGTTCTAAGATCAAGGAACTTGAGGCTTTAATTAATTCTGGTGGAGGAGGTGGGGGCAACCCCACTTCCCCAACGGATGACTACACGGAGTCTACATTTAGTAGTGGGGTTCTTACGGCAATGACAACTTGGACAAGTAGCTTGAAGAGTACTTTAGTTAGTAGTAAGGCATTCACCTATACAAATGGTGCGCTTACTCAGGTTGTTGAGTCGGATGAAAATGGGGCAACGCATCTAACGACTACGATCACTTATAATTCCGGCGGAGACTTGGAGTCTATAAATAAGGATTACGCATAATGGCACTTTCAACTCCGTATAAGTCTGGTTCAATATCTAGCGTGAGTGGAACTACATTGGTTGGCACAGGTATTACTTTTGATTCCGCTGATATAGGTAGGCTTATCATTCTAACGGATGGTAATGGGGAACTTCAGCATAGAAAAATTGTAACCTTTACATCCGCAACATCAGTGGAGATTGACCACGCATGGAACACAACTCCTTGGCTCGATACAGTTCAAGATGTTGAACCAATTTCCACCGATTCATTTGTTGTATCCTACCTCCAATCCGATACTGCCTTTACTGACGAAACGAATGTTACGGACAATGGCGAGCAAGTAAGGATTTTTGGAGTTGAGCTTACTGGTGGTGCTTATGTTCATTTTACCAACAAACAGGTAGACCTTCGTTCATCTAGGGTGGAGATTGGTCTAGGTGCGGGAATGATTTTTGGATGGTATAAGTACATCGCAGGAGAAGACGCACAAGTCACTGACTCATGTCATATTATCGATGATTCCACTAACAATGTAGGGAATCAAATGGCTAGAGGCACATCTTCAGGGGGCGATTTTGGAATGCTCGATATTTATGGAGGTACATTACTTGTAGATAAGGGTGAAGTCTTTTGGAGATTATATTGCGATGGCAAGGCAGACCAAATGCAAGTGCGAGTCATCAATGTCCAATGTTTCGGTTCATATGGTTTGGGTAGCCGAGTAGATGGAAATCGCTCTATATTTATAGCAACCATTGTGGGGGCTGATAACAACACGGGTGCTTGCAATGCTCGAACTGCGGTTAGTCGAGTTTCTATAACTGCCATTGACTCAAATCAAGCGGGATATGTTTGGTTAAGCACAAGTCAAGGAGGGCCAAGTGGACGGTTAATTTTCCCTCGTTTAAACGAATTAGGCAGAGTAATTAGGTCAGCAAATAGCGGACACTCTGGCACAAATGTAATGCAAGTAATCGCTAAGAAATCAGAGGTTGACCAGATTCCTATTTTTATCGTTGGTCAAGGCAATGTTACTGGAGGATCAACCCACACATATAGGTACGGAAACTTATTGAAACCTAACTATGTGGATGCATCAAATTCCGTAGTTACGGACACAATCAAAACCGCAGTCATTGATTCGACTGACACTATTGTGGATACAGAAGATGTTAGCACAGGAACTAGGTCTGAATTATTTATTCGCCACTCCGATATAGTTACAAGAAATGGTAATATGGTGCTGGAGAATGGTGACGGAACTTTGCCATCGTATGTCACCAAATATGCACCCTATGATTTAAATAGCTTTCTGTTTGGTAAACAGATAAATTCTGCGATTGTCACGGCAGAAGATTTCTATGGAGCGACTCAAACATTATTGAACGACTTGGTATTAACAGAAACCAACAAAACAACCATCGATTCATATACCGAGATTGAGACAGCACAGAAGTTTTATGACAGAGCTAGTGCCTACCTTTATGACAACTATGCAGGGGAGGGGGCTACTATCGTTTCTCGTGCAAGTATCGATATTGATGCAGGTAGCTATAACATAGAGGTGGATGCGAGTGCATCGAGTGCTTTTGCCTTTGATGGATCAAAAATCACCATAAAAGCCTCTTCATATTCTGGTAATCTCACAACTACTGGTTTGGTCACACTTGCTAATGGAGCAGTTGTACTTGGTACAATAACTGATGCGAATGGCAGTCGTGCCACCTTACAGTATTCTATTAGTGGATTAGTACAGCATAGCCGTGTACAGATTTACAATGTAACCGCAGATACCGAAATCTTCAATGGCTCTGTAAATGCAACAACCTATTCAGCCCAATACACAGAAGGGACAGAGGTAACTACAGGAGATGAGATTAGACTCAGAGTTACTAGGCAAAATGGAGTAACAGCTTATCTTCCATTTACAGCGACTGCTATTGCTACTGGTTCAGGATTCTCTTTCAAGGCATCTCAGTTGGATGACTTGGTATACAATTCCAATGGCATTGATGGTAGTTCAATAACAACTCTCACCGCTGACTTTCCTAATGTTCAGGTTGATGTAGATGATGCAGACGGTTCGTGTGATGTTCGTGAAATCTATGCTCGCTATGCAAATATCATAACCACAGAGGAAGGTATTCGTCAGTGGTTCGGTGGGATAACTGCACTAAACGCTGTTAATTACCAAGTCAATACTGCCGTAAATGACCTCACTATTCAGAATGTTGGTACGAATGGAGTGAACCTTGGTGTGGCTAGAATATTCCGTGACGATGGAGCAATCATACTCGCACAAGGTAATGCACCAATTACTCAGGACAACGGAGAGTTTGTTCAGTTTATCCAACCGCAAGTAGATTCAGCAATGAATACCAACACGAAACTGGATGGCGTTTCAAAGAATACTAATTTAATCCCAGCACTTCTTTAGGAATCTTTAACTATGAATGACTCAATTTTCACCGTCATAGGTAGAGCAACAAAACAGCTAGTTAATGAAAGGCTCTCGCTAAACGGAGGAACTTTATCAGGATCTTTAATATTGAATGGGAGTCCTACTATAGGGCTAGGAGCAGCAACAAAAGGCTATGTTGACAATGAGGTAGAAAATATAAGTACCGATCTTGGTACTCTAGAGGAGTTACTAGGTAATGCTCTACACTCTTTTGGCACTGCCAATGTTCATAAGCCGGAGTATGACGCTGTGGCAAGTGTCGGTAAGGTATCAATAGTAGGCACATCTTCACCGTTTCCTTCTACATTGATATTAACCTCCTATAGCATACCCACTGAGATAAGCTATCAGCTATCAGAGGTGAGTAATGATGGTACATATACCAATGTGGCTATATCCATAACTAAAGCATCACAAGAAGCCTATGATCATCTGCTCAGCACAGGTACCATAACAATAGGAACAGATGTAATAACCTTTATCTAACCCAACTAAAAGATTGGCCTTTTTACGTAACCTAATTATTTTGATAACATGAGCATAAATGCGATAACTTTCGGTTCACCAGTATACTCACCTGCCTTTGCCGTTTCATCTGGAGACGTTGGTGTAATCAAGTTGAGGAGTCGAGAGACAGCACCTCTTTCACATGAAACACTTGATGAGAATTTCACTAACTTAGCTAATAAGATCAATGAAATACTTGGCCTTAATACACACTTAATAAGTGTAGGTACTGATGGGAAAATTGCATTTGCAAACTTATCTTTATCAGCAGGTGAAGGATTGAACGTAAGTGGTACTGGGCTATTCACCCACGGTGCAAGGGGTTCGACAATTTCTGGATACAGTAGTTCTGATTTAACAAGTGCCAATTTAAAATTCGTTGATGCCCTAGACTTTGACTCTTTTGGTCATGTAAAGGGATATAAGACTGGGACTTTAACGTTTGCTACTTCAGGTCATATCGGTGTTTCAAACACAGGGAATGCAGTAACAATTGCTTCCTCAGCATATGGAAGCGGAGATAGCCCTTCTTTCGGAACTATTACAGCGAGTAATTTGCATTTAGAAACCAGCACCGCTACAGACATCTTGCGTTTTGGCCCTGACGGCAGATGGGGGTTCCAGAGGACGAATGACGACAGTCGTTATGTGTCGTTTAGCAGACAAATGAATAAAACTGCTAAAGAGGTTTTCACAATAGATGGCGATACTAGCTACGTAGGTATTGGCACTGGTGCTACAACCCCGTTTGCTCTTCTTACCGTTCAGCATAGCGTCTCGAAAGTGCAACTTGAAGTTGATCCTGACGCAGACAGAGTTTTAATTAGTTCATACAACCGAAGCGGTACTCCTGCTCCCAAGCCATTAAAATTTTCTGCTTCTGCCTATAGCTTCAGTGACGGCAACGTCGGTATTGGGACTGGGACTGAGACTCCTAGTGAAAAATTAGATGTCAGGGGCAGTATTAATTTAAAAAGCGGACATAATTTAACGTGGGATAATCATGGTCAAATTGCCGCAAACGCCACTCAAATGGGATTTTATATGGCAGATGCTCAAATTATGAGCATCAAACCTGACGGAGTAGGTGGCGGCAAAGTTGGTATTTCTACTACGAATCCTTCTACCACTTTTGATATCAATCAACCCAAAAATGATTCAGATGGTAATCCATTAGGCAAAGATGTGCTAATGACTTTTAGCAAGGGTGAGACAGGTGAAGCTACAATTGGTTTAAGTGGTGGTAGCTCACAAGTTCTTCTTGGTTCACTAGCGGATGACTTATGCATTAGAAGTAACGGAAAAAATATTAGATTTGGTACTGCATCTGCCACTCGAACAGATATGACTATCGATTCCAACGGCAATGTTGGTATTGGTATGACTGAGCCTCAAAAGACGCTTGATGTCAAAGGCACTTTTGCAATCTCAAATAGCAAAACGAGTTATTGGGATTTTGACAGAGATGACTCTGATGGTTCATTAAAAATAGCTGATACTGGCACAGAGCGTGTGCGTATCGATTCCAACGGCAACGTCGGTATTGGTGCGCTTCCTAGTTATAAATTGGATGTCTTTACTGAAAGTAGTGTCGGATTGCGATTACAGAATCCCGCTACTAGCCCAGTAAATGGAAGCAATGATTCTCCAGCACTCCTTTTTGCAGCAAATGGATGGGATACAGATGCAGGATCACGGGGACATCTAGGACGGATTAGGCTTAGTGGATTATATTCAGGAGCAGCGGATCGTGGAAATACGCATCCAGTGATGGTCTTTGATTTAGAAACAAACGAAAACAACCCAGACGATACTGCAAGCCCCAAGATGTCGATAGGAATTGATGCTGTGGAAATTCCGACTAAATTAGGTATTGGTACTACTGCGACTCCTAGCGCACCTCTTGAGGTTGTCCAGCCTACAGCAAATAAGTATGCTTTTATGGCTTCTCGTGCAGACGGAACAAGATTAGGTGTAATATATCAAGATAGTAATTCCAATGGTACAATTGGGGCTTATAACGCTAACAATGAGGCTAAGGTCTGGCTTAACACCAATGGTGATTCTTATTTTACAGGCGGCAGAGTAGGTATTGGTACACCAGTTCCCGCAAGTGATTTAACAATTGCTACGAATGCGTCCGATGCAACTTTTAAGATAGGTAGTGTTTTGAGTCAAAATCCTACAGATACAAACTATCCACTGTTTGCGAACATGACCTATAGAAGTTATGGTGATTTTGAAATTCACAATAATTACGCAAGTGGGGATATGGAATTTCATGTGCAGACAGGTCGATATATAAAGCTCAATGGCAATGTTACGGTTGGCGGGAGTGAAGTAATAACAGCAGCTAATATTTCTAATTATGCTACTGGAGGTGGGGTTGCAATTGGAACTACGGCTACAACTGCATTAGCTGGGAATACGACAACGATCACTACTACACAAGCTAATGCGATTGCGACAAACTCTGCAAAGGTAGGAATCACTACTGCACAAACAGGGAAGCTGGAAAATATAGAAGCTCTTGCAAACAATTATTCTTTACCCACGGCAACCTCTACAGTTTTAGGGGGAGTTAAGATTGGTGCTAATCTATCAATTGATGCAAATAATGTTGTTTCTGTTCCTGTAGCTACTTCAACCTCATTTGGCGTAGTTAAAGTAAGTTTCTCTGGTGGAACTCTAAATATTTCAACCACCTAATTATGGCATTTAATTTTAATAATTCTGCTGTTAGCGGTGTCACCTTTAACGGAGAGCTAGTAAATAAAGTTATCTATAATGGAAGCACAGTTTTTGAGCTAGACTCAGATGGTGATGGAGTTGCTGATAGTGCAGATGCGTTTCCGAACGATGCCTCTGAGACAACAGATTCAGATGGAGACGGTGTAGGAGATAATGCAGATGCATTTCCGAATGATCCGACACAGACTACTGCACCAACGAGAACCTTAAATCCTCAAGTTGTTTTCAGTTCTTTCACTAATAGGTTAACCTTTCAGGTAACTCCAAATCCTGCATCTGGCGTTTGGGAGAGTTGGTATATGACCTATAGTAAATTGTACGACACTTCGGATGCACAAGATATCACTGGTGTTGGTTCATCAAAGACTTCTATAGAGCGTTTGGATGCAGGACTATACTTTTATGGTTATGTAGATAATTTTTTCGGTGGCTCTTCTCTTGAGCGTACTTCAAGTCAGTCGGAAGTGCTGGATGCTTCATTTAACGGAGTATATAAGGCGCATTTTTATGGTTTTTCTAAGACACCGTGGACTGGCTCTTATGTTGCTGAGGCTACAAGTAGTCTTGTGACCATAGATGGCCAACCACACAATGGAATATCTGATGATCCTGCTAGTAACACCCTTTTCGAAACCGTGCAATTTACAATAAATATATAATGAATGAGGAGCTTTTAAAATTACTTGAAGAGTTACAAAGTGCAGTTGGAGAGCAAGCATTATTAGTTGAACAAAAGATTCAAGAGTATGAGTTTAATAAACTCAAGGAGGAATCAGAATGAGTGATAAATTAAATGATGCCAGACTTCGGGCTATAGCTCCGGATGCTGGGGGTATTAATGAAATTGCTGAAGTGCTTGGAATGGATACAGCTGGCAAGAAGGCTTTTAGCAGAAAAGACTATCAGGCATACTATGACGCACAGCCACATTTGCAAAATTATTGGAATCAAGTCGGTGGTGTGTGGCCTACGAAATCATTACAAGCTGGTGGTAAGTATGATTCTGGTGAAATTAAAAAGCAAATTAATCAGGGCATAAGTGTACAAGGCCAACTAACTGGTGACCTTAAAGGAGTTAATACTAAAGGTAATCATACTGAATGCGAAAAGGAGAATATGGGGGGTAAGGCTATGAGTGAGGCTGGGTTTGGTTGTTGGCAGTTTTGGCATTCAGTAGCTAAACATAGCCCAGGGTACAAGAGTGGTGTGGGTGGCACTCTTACTCCAACTGGTTCAACCATAACCAAGGAAGAATTGTACAAAGAACTTGAGAAGAATCCTTTGACAAAAACACAAGAGAAAAACCTTATGTTGCAAAGGTGGGGTGGTATGGGCATTAGTGATTTCAATAATTTTATGACCCAGATAAAGAGGGGTGTAAAAATTTATTTTGGGAAGGACTTAGATGATGCAGGGGTTGCACAATATATGTCGCAAAACGGAGAAGATGTAATCACTTTAATGGAAAATGCTAAGGCTAAGTATGATGCGTCTAAAGCATTAAGTGATTTTAATAAAGCTAAGAGTGAACAAGATGATGAGGCTATGGATGTTGCCTCTAAACTAGGTGAAGAAGCTGCGCAAAAAATAGCCGAGACAAGCAACCTTGTTCCACCTGCTTTTATTGACAACGAGGATGGAACATCATCACTTGATCCAAGTTTAATGGATGATTTCGAGAGATTAACTGTTCCATATAGTTTTGAAACCAATAGTCGCTACTACAGCAATACAGTTATTGAGGATGGAGAGCGAGTAGATACAGATGATTATTGGCTTGGCTCTGATGTGCCTGGGTATATCACTCATCCGAAATTAGGAACGGTTTATCAATCTGAAGCAACTGGAGACTGGATGTATAGTCCTTCTCTAGGTGACTATATATATCAATCCCCTGAGAGTGATGAATGGTTCTACAGCCAAGACACTCAGACATGGATGTACCCCACTATAACAGAAGGTGCTGGGTTATCATTTTACTCATTACCAGAGGGTGCAGAGCCTGATGAAGGTCAGTGGTTAGGCCCTGATCAAGAGGACGGGGAGGGTAGTTACTACAGTTACGAAACTAAGGAATTTGTTAATTTTGATGACATAAAGAATTTCTCTAAAGATGCAGAGACTGGTCTTAGTGTGCCTGCGGATAAAGGTTATGATGCTAATTCTGATTATCAGAGCATTCAGGGTAAACGCGATCAGCACCTAGCAGATATTGCCAATGGTTATGACTATATTACTGCTGATCAAGCAGAGGCAATTTACATTCAGGAGATGACAGATTTTATGGAAAGAAATCCAGACTTTGACCCCGATCAAATTATTACTACTCCCAACCTAGATGGCACAGATCCTGGAGTTGTAGGTGAAGAAAGTCCCATCATAGAAGAACGTGAGTACGATGAGGTGGTATCAAGAACGGAAGTAGAAGAAGGTTACGAATTGGTGGAATACAACGATGGTGAGAAGAGGTTAATTTATCAGCCAGATATGCCAGACTCAGGTGGTATGATACAGCCTACCGTAATGCCTGACAAGAGGACTGAAGCAATCCTTACTGATGATGAAGTTCAGCTTATTAAAACTGAGGGTCTGAGTGCATGGAAGACTCTTAAATATAATCCTCCAATGGCTGCCCCGCCACAAGAAGACAAACCAGCTTCTTTAATATCTTATGATCGGGCCGGTAGTATTGGGAGTGCAGAGGATCGTGCATATAAAATTGCTAATGCTCAGCGTGAATTAAGAGAGAAAGCACGTGACTTAAAGTACGAAGGGATGGACAAGGGACTCATCATGGGTCTTCTTTCCGAGACTGAAGCCTACAAGAAGTTCATGGATTTCTGGACGGGTGAAGATGATAAAGTGGAAGCACAAATCCTCCTTGATGACATAGTTGAGCAAGTTGCAGAGGAGAATAAGCAAAGAGCTAATATAACTGGTTCACTAGATATGTTTGATTCTAGTGGTGCAGGGATGCTTGACCCTAACATGTCAGATTCCCAGAAGCTTGCCATTAGAACAGCAAAGCCAAGTCGACCTGCAACTGAAGGTGATGTGGCAGCAGGGCTAGCAACTTCAGTTGGAGAGATAATTGATAATCCTGACTATGATCCTAGGCTTAGTTATTACGCTGAGTATCAGAATCCCATTACAGGTGAGCTAGAGACTATAGCATATCGCCCTGACATGCCAGGTAAGCAATCCTTCATGGCAATTCAGGAGAGACTTCTCGATGAATCAAAGCGAACAATGGAGAACCACCTGAGTGACTTAGTTGATCCTGTTGGAGATACAGGGAAGTCCAAGTATCAGGCTGCGTTAGATAAGCAAATTTCTTCATTGAAAAAAGATGGCATAATGGCAGGTGGAGAAGATGATCCAAATACTGCTCTAGATGAAAGCCTTGGTCTTTATGCAAATGAGGGCGCTGCAGCTCTTAACTACGTCTACGGAGATAATGAAAACTCCCTTAAAGGAATAACAGACGATTACTATGAGATGCAGAAGAACTTCATGGATCAGCGTAACTACCTTAATAGGATGGATGCTCAGAGAGACTTAGATATTTCCTCAAAGATACGTGCTGCAACAGATGACCTTGATCCAGTAGAACGAGCAAGAGACAGATCGGCAGAAAGAATAAAGCTAGCAAGATTTGGAGGAGGAGAAGTAAATAGTGACCTTGGTGGCATTTCTCAACCAGGGGGATTATACGAGCCTCAGCTACAAGAAGAATTAAAATTCAAGAACCTAGATAATGTAACTGGTCTTGGAGACACCTATGATCAAGGAGAGCTTGAAGTAGCAGGAATAGATGGCGGCCTTTACAACATGCCAAAAGACTCTGAAGAAATAAAAGAAAACCAATTTTACGACAGCTTCAAGCCTTTAGGTAAGTCATCTTTTATTAAGGATAGTACTTTCGGGACAGAGAGACAGAGAAGAGTATAACTTGAGGAATTTAACATGGAATTTGGAAAACAACCTAAAAACAAAATAACAGGAGTGCCTGCAAATAATGGCATACTTAAGACTGAGTTTAATAACTTAGCTAATGCAGCAAGTAGCGTGAACCAATCAGGCAACAATGATAGTGTCACTTCTCTTCCATCCGCTGGGGCGTTTGATTATACTACACCTACACCTACTCAGACGAATTTCAATGCTGCAAATACAGGCAGTACAGATTTCACTGCAACAGACTTGAGTACTGGAATATATGGAGCTACAAGACTCTCCACTCAAGAAGATGTAAATAGTGGTCTTGCAACAGCAGTAGGTCAACAGATAGGCAATACGGTCAGTCTCCCACAGGCAGAAGGTGCAGTGCTTGGTGAGGTTCTAAAAGATGGTGATACTGCATACGACATGAAGATAGGTGCTATTGATGACAAGTATGCTAACTTGACAGGCGCTGCAGATGACTTAGCAAATTCAAGAATTGATGTTCTTAATGAGCA